TGGCGCCCCGCCGAGCCCCATCGGTGCGTTCCGCGCACGGACCGCGGGGTTCTGTGCCGCCTCCTGTGCGGCGGCGGCAAGGGCAACCCGTGACCCTGCCATGTTTGCAAGATTCCCGTACAGGGCACTGTTCTGACCGTTGCCGGTCTGCGTATTTGCAAGCTGCTGCTGCGCAAGATTTGCCTGTTGTCCGAGCGAATTCATTCCCTGCGAATACTGTGTGTTGTAGAGGTTGCCGAGATTCCCCGCAAGTGCCGCTGTATTTGCATTCTGCTGCTGTGCGAGATTTGCCTGTTGCCCAAGGGTATTCATCCCCTGCGAATACTGTGTGTTGTAGAGGTTGCCGAGATTTCCTGCAAGTGCATTGGTATTGGCAAGCTGCTGTTGGGCGAGGTTCGCCTGTTGTCCGAGTGCGCCTGAAAGCAGTCCGTGTTGCACGTTATAGAGATTGCCGAGACTGTTTGCAAGTGCATTCGTATTCGCATTTTGCTGCTGCGCATAACCCGCAATCGTGTTTGCCGCCTGTGCTGCATTTGCGTTTTGCTGCTGCGCGAGCCCTGCAACCTGCCCAATGTTCGCCTGATACTGCCGCGCGACTTCATTAGCGGCATTCTTCTGGATATCATTCATCGATCCTGTGGTTACAGAGGAATTTAGCACGCCGCGATTGCCGAGATTCGCGAGGGACTTACCCATCGTGTTCTGGATCGCCGAACTTATACTCTTCTCCATATTCGCCTGATAGGCGGAGGGAAGAACACCATTCGCCAACGAGGAGAGTGTCCCATTTGCTGCCGTTGCCGCCTGTCCGACGGCGTTTCCTGCACCACCGAGTACATTGTTTGCGTTCGCCGCGCCACTCCGATAAAGACCTTCGAGTCCACCTATGCGCCCAGCACTCTGACGTGCAAGTGCACCCGTCATATTCGACGCATTCGCAAGCGTCCCGTTTGCCGCTGCCGTGCCTCCCTGATAGACGCCCGCAAGCGTTCCAAGACGCGCTGCGTTCTGTGCGGTCATGTCGCCCATCTTCTGTCCGGCGGCGCCAAGGGCACTGTTCGCCCCTACTGCACCACTTTTGTAGAGGTCTCTCAGTGTCCCGAGGCGCCCAATGTTTTGTCCGGTTAGCTGTCCCATCTGCCCCGCAAGATTGCCGAGTGTGCCGTTTGCGGCTGCTGTCGCCGCGTTGTTCGAGCCGATAAGCCCGCTCATCCCCTTTGTTGCGTTTGCAGCCTGTTGCTGTGCCTGTTGATTGAGTTTGTTGAAGTCCACCTGTACCGCGCCGAGCGAATCCTGCAAGAGAGACCGCCCGAGATCGTTCAAGTAGTAGGCGTTCGGCGCGACCCTCTTTGCATAGTCCGCCGACGCCTGTGAGAGCTGCTTTTCTCCCTCAGACGGCGTATAGGAGTTCGTGACCGTCGTACTGCTCCCGCCCTTATAGCGCACCATACGCCCATAGCGGCATTCACAATCAGCATTTTTTTCTTCCTGCCCGTGCCACTCTTCCCCATCATGAACGGGACTTCGATACCAGTTTTTCATATTGTCGCTCCTTAGATTTCCCATGTGATGAGATAGGCAAGCTCCCCCGTCTTGTCGTACGTGAATGCAGGAGATACTTGACCCCATTTCCCCGTCTCTCGATGCGAGCAAAAATACCGCTTTGTCCCGTCGGATAGGTTCTCTATCCGATCAATCCGATAGCCGAAGAGCCGAATGTAAGCAAGAATTTCCTTTCGTATACAAAGTGTGCCGCCCTCACGTATGCCAAGTTTGCGCGCTACCTCTTCGACCTTCTCCTTAAAGAAGCGCGCGTCACCCGCGAGCTGTCCGAGAATCACCATGTCACCAAGGAGACGAATCTCGCAAAAACCTTTATCCGCAACAAAAAAGAACTCGAATCCATCCGTTGGTTGGAAGGGGTCATTCGGGTTCTTTTTGTTATAAAACTCTATCCACTCATAAAGCGTCAAAGATCGGCCACCTCCAATATGAGATGTTTGATCTGGAATGGCATCGTTGCGCTCACTGTCGTCTGGATGCGCGGAGAGGAATGATTGCAGCGCACTTTTCGACGGGTATTGGATGGCATCTTGAGCCGTACATTGTCAATCTCTACATTCACATCTCCCGCCTGCGTCGCAGCCATTGAGGAATCCACACTGCGTACAAGAATCTTCTCCGTGCTGATAAGGTCTTTCGTGCGCAGACGGAATTCAATCGGCGTATCTCCGTCCTTGAGGTTTTCCTCGTCCATTTCATAGAGGTGTTTGCCTGCAGCAACGACAAGTCTATCCATCGTTTCATTGACCGCTGTGATCGGTACAGGGAATTTCAGTGTTGTTGCTGCACGCACGGCGTAGTTGTAGGCGATGAGTGCTCCGCCTTTTTCCTTCGGTTGGATGAAGAGGAGCTTGCGCCGTCGCAGTTGGAAGAGTGATGGTTCATACAGACCGCTCGTTACAAGAGCGTTCCATTTCTCACCAAGATCGCCCTGTGCAATGTTCCCGTAGTCCATCGTAGTGGACATGGTCTTCATACCCTGCCGACTGACGAATACCACATCGTTGCCAACCGCCTCCGCGCAGTTCCTACCGACGGCATCCGTCTGCGTCGCAATGCGGTAGATCATCCACGAGGAGACTTCCTTGTCGCCCGTGAGCTGATAGATCATCCCGTTGTTCTTGATGATGAGGAGATCGGTTGCAAGCGGAACGACGGCAATAATATCTGCGCTGTCCCCATAGCCGACATCAATCCATGCACCCGTAGAGGCGTCGTTATCATCCGTGTTCCACGTCTCCCCGTCGCCGACGGTAGAGAGAAGAATGCGGTCGGTGCCCGTCCGTGCGGCGCATAGGCGCGCGCCACGGTCAAAGACAATATCGCAGACAGGTGCATTGGGCGCGGTCTGCACACTGTTCTCCTCTGCAAAGTTGTAGGATTGCAGCTTATCCCCTGAGGCAATCCAGATGCGGTTTTGGAATTTTGTGCAGATCGGACGCCTGTCCCCTGTGAGTTTCCCAACCTTGATGGGCTGCACATGGAGCGTCGGCACATGATAAATGCTGCCGTCACGCAGAAAGACAAGAAATGTGTTGCTGTCAATGTCATAGTACGTCCCCAGAATCTCCACAGAGAATGTCACGAGCGGCTTTGAAAGCCCACCACGCGCCGTGAGCGACCGCTGATACCCGAGGAAATAGAAGTTCTGGCATTCCTGCATCTCGTTCATAGCGATAAGATCGCCTTCACTCATGACATTGATACCGCCTGAGAAGTCATTGAAGACCAGAGGACGCGCGTTATGCTTCATCGTCCGCCGCATGGAATCCCCTCCCTCAGCTCGTCGGCAGGGTCACATTCACGACATTCAGATCTGCGTGCCCATTTGCCGCCCGTGCGAAGATCGTCCCCTTAAACGGAAACGGCGTGAGCGGATTGAGAATGAACCCCGAACCGTTCACCTTCTCCGTTGAGATTTCAACCTCTCGTTCCGGTGAATAGAGCGTTCCGGCCTTCTCTGTAATCGACGTCCATTCATCCTTTAGCTTGTACTTCATTGTGTCCCTCCTAAAAACGTACCTGATACATCAAGATTCCTGCAGCATCGGCCGCAAAGTCTCTGCCGTCCCAGTGCCCATCCGACCACTCTTTGAGTGCTCCAACGGCAAGTGTCGTTGTTGCTGCCCAAAAGCGATTCATACCACAGTTCCGATGCAGCTGGTCGCAAATGACGTAGCTAAGACCTGCATGGGCAAAGCGGTCAACACCTACGCTGTCCACGAGACGATGCTGCGCAAGCGCTGTAGACGCTGCAGCAAGCATAGTAGCGGCAGCAAGTACGATAAATAGTTTTTTCATGAGTTTGTCCTTTCTAAGCATAGAAAAAGTCGCCACGCATCATGGCGACCACCCTGTTTTTCTCGTTATTTTGTATCTTCGTTAGCAAACTCTTTCAATTGGAGGTTGGTTCTCCGCTATCGGCGCTGGGGGCTGCAAGATCAGACCCAGATTATCGTCGAATCTAACATCATAGCCCACTTCACAGGATAGTCCCGTGACATCAATCCAATAAGTTGCAGGTGAAAAAATCATCCTCCACGTTTCAAAATCACGCTCGTCTTCGTAGATGGCCCGAACTTTCCCATAAAGGATTTCTGCGTATCTGTTCATTTGCACACATCCTTATCCTTCTTCTGTGTATGCCTTTGCGTTGTGATGATTGATCGCCTCTGACCATGATAAGATAAGGATCATTGGCCAAACATCGCCAAAATAAAACTCATATTTCCCTACATGACCAAGTACCCCCCACGGGTTTTCTTCACTCTCTGGCACTCCATATTGACTCATACTGACAGGCAGAGTTTCTCCTGGTACAGCTGGCATATAGAAATAATCAGCATCATACTCCGTGTCTGGATTGAAGTCCTTTGAGGAAACGCGGATGACTTTGACACCAACAGGGACTGTAAACATCTGCTCTGCCGAGGATTGTGAAAAATTATAGGTGATACTGCCAGGAGGGAGCGTGCCGCGTTTTAAGATCGCCATCCTCACACCGTTCTTCTCCTGTCGCCCTCTTGTGGCTTCCTCTTCGTTCGGGTGTCCCAGCGCAGCAAAGCAGGTAACACCATCGACGATGAGAGGCAGCACCCCTCCGCGTGCATTTGCCTCTTCGCGTGTTGAGTAGAGGGAGCAGACTTCGATAACGCCTTGTGTACTCTGGATTCTGAGTTTTTTCGCAAGTTCTGCCATAGTTACTCCACCCAGATTTTTGTGCCATTGCTAAATACAAGGACGTTCCCATCAATCTGTCTTGCCTTTGTGGCGTTGGTTGCATTGATCGCATTTGTAGCGTTATCTGCTGTATCTGCACGACCTGCTGTATTGGCTCTGCTAACCGTAAAGTTAGACGGATTATATACGTACATATTTTCGCTGTCGTTGCCGCCCCATAACCATGTAGGTTGACCGCCCTGACCTGACCAATGGAAGCGCATATTCTTACGGTCATTTTCCACGCGCACGGCTCTATCGGATACGACCGATGAATCGGCTCTACCTGCCGATGTTGCTTTGCCCTCAAAACCGCCGTCTGCTTTCATTTTTCCTGCCGTGTATACAGATTTGTTACCATTGGCACGAATCCATGTGGTATCATTCATATACCAACCGCCGCCATATTTCTCGAAAAATAGTCCATCATCTTCTAAACAGCGATAGCCGTTAGTTGTAACAAACTTATTTGCGGTCATTGTGCCTACAGTACGCCAATCACCGTTACGCAAATTCATAGTACCTGTATATTTTTTTGCCTGTGTACTATAAAATCCAACGCCAAACCATGAAGCGATATTTATATTCGCGCCTTTACCGCCAGCGATAGCATCTCCTGTATCAGTACCGTTAAATTGTATATAGCCTGTATCAGAAGTTAACCCTACATTTGCACCGTTAAATCTTAGATTTGCGGTCATGGTATCGCCGCTTTTGCTAACACGCGTATTCATTTTTTGGTCTGTGATAGTATTTACTTCATTTTGTGTTGGAATATATTGCCACGAAAGCCAATCACCATTCTTTATACGCCACCAAAAACCACACACCTTATGAGGATAATAAATTTGTACTGTTCTCCATGCCCCATCATTTTTTGCCTCTATTCTATGTACGATCAGTATACCGTATCTATATTCATTTGGTGGTGCATGGTGTGCATCATTCATAATACAATCTTGTATTTTATATGTTGTTGGTTCAGTAAGCATATTCCAATCGACACTACCACCAACTACACTGTCTCCAATTTTGCGAAAAGATTTGTTTATTTCGTCGCGGTTATATGTAGCTGCCTTATCATATGCTCCAACATTATATGCCGTAAGAACTCCTGGTGCGATCTTATCTTTTGTAATAGCATCATTGGCGATCTTATCCGTCGTAACCGCGCCGGGCGCAATTTTTTCTTTTGTAACAGATTGATCAGCGAGCTTTTCTGTTGTAATAGCTTTATCGGCGATATCCGAGTCATCAACCCATGTCTGAAGTTCGACATTATTGAGTGTGAATGTTTGATTCAAATCTGTACGATAGCACTTCATACCAACATAGAGATTTACTGTTGGAAAGGCAATGCCAGAAAAATTACTTGCCACGGCCTCAAAATTCGCGTTAATGGTAGCACGCGACTTCTTTACACGATCTTGCGCGTTAATAAGATTGAACGTCTGCATGTTTACCCCCCTATTTTTCAGTAACCGACCGCTGTCCACGAAATCATACCTGCCGCAAGCGAGCCGCCGCTTTTACGTAGGACACAGATAAAAGACTCCGTTCCGATTGCTCTAAGTTCCGGTGTGACAGCACCATCTGACGTATTGCCGCTCAAGAGCGTCACAGTGATCTCAGGCTTCGTATAGTAACGCTTGTTATACTCAACCACCGTCTCCTGTGCCTCTATGCGTGCCGTTCCACGATCTACAGTGTCATCAATGTCCACATTCATCGCCATTTTATATATTTGCGGCATTGCTCCAAGACTTCCAGCCGTCATGGACACGCGAACAAGGGCTTTCTCGTATTCGTATTCACCGACCCGAAACGGCATCAATACCGTATAGCCACAAGGCTGTAATAGGCGTTTCTTAAACTCTTCGTGTGTAAGCTCCGCACCAATCATTACCCCGGACAAAGACGCTTCACTTGCTTGTTTTCCTTCTGACATGTTCCCGCCCAACAAGAAGTGTTCAATCTTATCGATCGGAGGAGCCGGTGCACTTTCTTCTGCGTACTCACCTTTTGCAAGGCTGTATAAAAAAAGCCGCCGCATAGAGGCGTCCTGCACAATCCCGACAGCAACGCTATCGTTCGGCTTAAAAGGGACATGTGTCTGAATCGTTGCGTCGTCATCTCCAATAAGCTGAAACATATCCGTATTTGCGTCGTACTGCAAATACAGGTGTCTGCTGGAACCAATTTTCAAAAAACGTGTGCTTGGCAATCCGTTTCTCAAACGAATCCAGAACATCATAGAAAACAACCGGGGCGGGTTATCAAGCTGATATTCCAGAGACAGATTACTTGAGAGGCAAATCCCCTGCATCCAACGCGAAGGCGTAAATGTCACCCCAGCCGAATTGCTGATTGTCGCTCCTCTTGCATCAAGATTACCGTCAAACGGGATGACCGCAAAAAAACGTTCCACATCCCTCGGGTCATGACGCGCAATTTCATGTACCACCTCAACCCCTTTGAGGTCTCCTACCGTACCATTCCACATGGTATCCCATGCATCTTCACTGTCCCACTCAAAATCCAGATCATCCCACACAAGAGTGTCATCGAGTTCCCCGACAACGCTTGCCTCAAGCCAGTTACGAGCACGATATTTTTGCTGGAGGGTTACATCGATAAGATACTCCCCTCGTATGGCATCCTTCTCTAGCAATAGCGCCTCACGCGCCTTGTCATAGTAAAGATCAATCTTGTTCCCGTGGTATCCGACCTTTTCCTGATCGAGTCGGATAATCACGTTTTTGTGAATGTCTGGCTCGTTCGTCAACAGGAAGTAGGCAGCGTTTGTTGAGTAGTTGTTGTGCTCATCAATTGCTTTAACCATCATGTAATAGCGGCCTGTGTTCGGGTACACATAACGATGTTTATTGAGCTTCGTCGTGAAAATCGTCAGCGCCTTATCCCAATCAGGTGTCGCTCCAACCTTAACCTCATACCGCACATTGTAGATCGGTAGTGGGTCCCAGTAGAAATCTAAATGCGAGCCGTTGCGTTCTACGAGGAAGTTTTCTACATCAGGTATGACGCAGTAAACAGTATCAAACGCACCGTCACCAAACTGATCGTAATAAGCAACGCGAACACGATTGATGACCGCTTCCCCTGTGTATAGGAAGATATTGTCAATAGACTCATAAAGCGTGTCGTTGACGTAAATATGTGCTCCAATACAATTAAGCGGTATCTCAAGGAATGTGATAAGCGTCCCTTCCTGCGTCTTTGTCATCGCTACATCACGCGGAGACGGCGGACGTGTTTTCGTATACTGAATCTCTGTGGGATTACTTACCTGTCCCTTTTTACTGATAGCAAAAAGAAAGATATTTCCTATGTATGATGACGGGAGGATCTTAGATTCGGTAAGCGTTGTGCGTTCCAAAAGCCCTTTTTTGCTGCCAACGTTTTTATTCGTCCGCACCTCGTAATAATTGAGGTTTTTAGCATCCAGTGAGTGGTCCCATTGCAAAAGACCGCCAAGCCTTGAAAACGTCAGGCGAAAATTGCGCGGAGAGAGAATTTTGCCCTCCTTATCCGCATCCACATCGTCTGCTGTGAAGCTGTTGGCCGCATTGATCTGCACAGCCTGTTCCGTGAGGATGGAACGTAAGGCGTGAAGAAGATATCTTCCATCGCCTTGAATCGCAGCTGGAAGATTCGGGGCATGAAGGACTTTTTTCTGAATATCAGCCATTCATCGTCACCGCCCCAGTGAGGATGGCACGGAACTCGTCAGAGAGTGCCTTGTCCTGTGTGAGATCGTACTCGTTGCGGTTGAGTGCATAGAGGGTTGCTACTTTGAGGACATAATCGTTGAGCGCTTCATGGGCAAATGGCAGATCACCAGTCTCACCCTCAAGCGGCGGCATTGTCGCGAAATAACGAAAGCGCATCTCAGTCAACGCAGGGTCAACGAATTGTACCGTCTGTCCCGTGATGCGCACGGGATACTGCCCCGCAGACGATACGTAATGTGCGGGAACGCTCTCACCATCATGAAGCAGAATCTCTCGCACCATCATCGGCGAACGTGCCGCAATGAGAAGCCCCGATACCTCATGAATCGCCGTATTGAGGAAGTTGATACACTCCTCACGCGTGTACTCATCGGAAATATCGTGCCCTGCCGCCTTGATTGCGTCAATTGCTTTGCTCGTTTTCATGACAACACCTCAGACAAAAAATGGCATCTTCACCCGCGCATTACTCCACTTACGGCGTGGAACAATCGCATTCACCGCTGCTGTCACCGCCTGTGTCATCGTGTCCACATCGCTGTTATTGAGGACCATCCGCGTGAGCTTGATGATCGGGTCGATGTAGGTGTCAGGCAGAGGGATTGTATCGCCGTCCTTCACGGGAAGGAGACTGCCGTAGTAGTGGAGCAGAATACCGACCTCCGCGTAGATACGCCCCGCAAAGAGGCGGAACGTCTCGGGCGTTACATGATCGTCCGCGACGGCATGCAGTCGGTAGTGATCGGAGAGACGATAAACCCCCTTGACGGACGTGAAGTCATCCGGAAGCTCTACTGCGCCGTTCACGAAATCGCCGATCTCATAGACCTTCTCACGTTCGAGCAAATCGCTCTGCATATTGGCGAGGTGCGCACGGAGATAGCGCAAAACTTCGTTCATGGCATGGTAAATCTCATAGTCCGAGAATTTCACCTCGTCCATGTCCTTCTCTTTCCAGCGCACCATTTCTTTCAAATGTTTTGCGTCAATCACTCGTTACACCTCCCTGCCAGAGTTTACGCGAGTGGTCTCGATGCACGGAAAACGCAGGGAACAGTTCAAAGAACTTCCTCACGAGACGAATGAACTCAGCCTTATCGCCCCCCTGCTCTGCCTTGCGTGCCTGAATGAGCCACGGATTTGACAGCCACATCTCAGGAGGGATATATCCAAGCGGGATGATGTTTTTCCCACGCCCACCCGTATCCGACACCTGCTTTGCCATGTCGATTGCTTCCGAGCAGTCGAACGTGTTGCGCAGGATCGTCTTCCCATCCTCCTCATAGATTTTTTGCTTTAGAATCATAAAATCTCCTGCCTACAGGGCTACGCCCTCAACCTTCGCCCGCTCCTTGAGAATTCGCATATAGCCGCGCATATAAACGAGCTGTTCAAACAAAACTTCATACGAACAGGACGGCGTGAAGCTCAAAGTACCAGTGGCGTACTTTTCGAGCATAGCGGCCAGCTTCTCTACACGGACTTTCAGCTGATAATACTCAGCTTTGTAACGCTCCTGATAATCGGAACTTTCCATCATTACGACGGTATCTTTCAGTTCCATCGTTATTCCTCCAATACAAAAGGGCTCACCTCCAACAGGTAAGCCCTCATCCTTGTTTCTTAGGCGCGCTTGATGTTGTAGATCGACCCCGAAGCCTTCGGCTGCGTGCCCTGAAGCCCAAGCCACGACTCGATGACGAACTCCTCGTACGAGCCCTTCTTGGCAAGCCCCGTGACCTCGTGCGTACGGTCGAACCACTTCATATCCCAGTAGTTCATGTCCATGAAATCAACGACCGTATCGGAGTACATACGATGCACCTCGGCGCGGATCACACCGAAGTCGGACTCGTACACATCCGTGACATTGACCACCGTCTTGTCCTTCGAGGAACGCTGCTTTGTCGCACCGCCCGTGACAATCGCCGAGAACCGACGCTTGAGGCGTCCTGACATGACTGCCAGCGTCGGATTGCCGCCGCGCTTGCTGCACATCTCCATACAGTCATTGATGTGGTCTTCGGTAAAGAGCGCGCCGCCAGCAGAGAGCACGTTGTTCTTCACCATCTGCACGCCCTGCCCCGCCGCCGAGAGCGTGACCTGATTCACGCTCTTG